ATGAAAAAAAATGTTGAAACCATCTCGATCCGCGGATTTGCTGGTTTATGCGGTAAAAACCACACTTGGGTGCGTCGCCGGATTCAGGATGGAACACTGCCCGTTGCGGACGATGGCAAAGTTCCTATTGAAGAGGGTCTGGAAGCCTTCAAGAAAATGGTTGGGAATTTGGCAAAAACTGCAAAAGAAGCAGAAAAAATTTCAACCGATATTGATCCGAAAGAAATCGGGCTCGAAGGCGTAAATTTAAAAAACCCCGTCGAGGTATCCCACGCCTTTTCCGTTGCCCGTTTACTTGAAAAACAGGTTACTGCCAGAGTGAAAACCGCCGAAATGGAATTGAAGGCGATTGAGCTCGAGGCGAAAAAAGGAAACTTCATTCCGAAAGAAGAGGTTTTAGCAGACGCTCGAAGGGTTGCCTCCCTTGTCCGGGAAAAATTACTGACGATTCCGATCCGTTACGCTGGACAGCTTGAAGGAAGAACCCAGAGAGAGATTGAGGGCGTCCTGGATCATGCGATTGATGAAGTGCTCCAGTCGCTTAATGAATCTAAATTTGTTGAGCAGTAAACAAACCGAAAAAAATGAACCCCGTTCAGTTGGTAGCTGAGGGGGTTTTTTACGTCAACCTAAGTGAGTAGGTCGATATAAAGATTATAGCGTCAGTAGGAAAGTATATGTATTGGCTGATGACCAAAAAGGATTTACCGCTTAGAGCGGTCATTTTTAGCTGGGCGGTCAATTTAATGATTCTTTCTGCAGCTCTGTTCCTGGTTTGCAAAGGGATCAGTTTCTTTCTGTGAGTGAGAAGTTATGGCAGAAAAAATCGCTAATACCAATATTGGCTCTGAGGGATTTCTAGTCCCTATGGACAAAAAACATCCGGACGATTTAGATAAGTCCATTCTCTGTGCAATTTCTGAAGATGAAATAGCTCTGGATTTGCCAGTTAAATATCTTAGGTCGAGATTGTCGACCGAAGAAATTTCTGAACTACTGGAAAAATCGGCGAGGTTTATCGTTCGTCAAGTCCAATGATTGTATGCATTTCAGCTTCTCCCTTTGCTGGGATTTTTCTCAGCCGATGAGACCTGAGATATTCGGCCAAACAAAAACGCATTTCCAAGGCAGTTAGCCTTCGGTAAGCGTAGATCCGAAGCACAAATTTTTTGTCGTGCGAAGTAAGGACGTTAACAACGTCAGGTGAAGTGTTGGATTCAGACATTTTTCGGGCATGAAAAAAATAATGAACCTAACTTACTACTACCGCCTCGCAATCGCAAAGCTTTCGACTTTGCTGTTCTACTTTTTAATGAATCGCTATGCACTGGCTAAATGAATTTTTGAAATTCTGCCGTCCGGTTTCTCGATTGACCGGAAGCGAGTGGGCCGACGCAAAAAGGTTCATCTCGCTGGGAACAACCGCAGAACCAGGGCCCTGGAGAACCTACAGAACTCCATATCTGCAGGAACCGATGGATGCAGCCACGGACAAGCAGACAGAAAAAATCGTTTTAATGTTTGCGTCACAGGTCGGAAAGTCAGAGCTCCTGTTGAATGTCCTTGGGTATTACGCCGACCAAGAGCCGTCACCTCAGTTGATGCTCCAGCCGACAGTCGAAATGGCGCAGGCCTTCTCAAAAGAGCGAATTGCTCCGATGTTCAGAGACTCTCCGGGATTGGCCGGGAAACTGATTGAAGGCAAAGAAGGTCGCGGAACTGAGAAAAAATCGTCAACAACGATTCTCATGAAGCACTATCCGGGCGGTTTCCTTGCGTTAGTCGGTGCCAATTCCCCGGCCGGGCTGGCTTCTCGTCCGATCCGAATCCTTTTGGCGGATGAGGTGGACCGCTATCCGGAAAGCGCCGGCAAGGAAGGCGATCCCTTGAAACTTGCCGTTCAACGTACGCAGAACTTCGGGAACCGAAAACTTCTGATGGTTTCAACGCCGACGGTCGTAGGTTATTCAAAAATCCACAACGAATTTTTAGCCGGAGACCAGCGGGAATTTGTGGTTCAGTGTCCGGAATGCAAGGCATACAACGAGCTGAAATGGGAGAATGTCCATTGGGATTCCGATGACAAAGGAAATGTCATTGAGAGTTCCGTCGGTCTATTCTGTCCGCACTGTGGAGCAAAAATCCGCGGCCCCCGCAAACTCAATCCGGACATTCTTCAATCCGGACGCTGGGAAGTAAGGAACCCGCAAGGGCGGTTTCGCAGTTATCACATCAACGCATTGAATTCTCCTTGGGTCAACTTAGTTGATCTTGTGAAGGATTGGGTTGAGATCAATCACCGGAAAGACAAGGCCGGCCTGATGGAGTTCATCAACTTAAAACTTGGCGAGCCCTGGGAGCAGTTCGAGGCCGATGCCGATAAATGGGAATACCTGTTAAGGCGCCGAGAATACTATCCGGAAACCGGAGTTCTTCCGGACGGAGTTCTGCTTCTCACTGCAGGCGTCGACGTCCAGCATGATCGACTTGAATGCACGGTTTACGGCTGGGGCCGAGCTAGAGAGTGCTGGGGAATTCACCATTACATTATTCCTGGGAGTCCTGATACGCCTGAACCATGGCGGCAATTGGACGGCATTTTGACGATGCAACAGCCTCTCTCGTTCGGAACTCGCATAACAGTAGCCTGCACGTTCGTTGACTCAGGCGATGGAACCTACAGCAAAGAGGTTTACGAATACACAAAGGCCCGGGAGCGATTCCGGGTCTTTTCAATTAAGGGCCGAGGCGGCGCTGGAGTTCCATACATAGGGGTTCCGTCTAGACAAAACATCGTCGGGGCAACGTTATTCAGCCTAGGCGTGGACTCAGGGAAAACTGCTGTTATGCATGCGCTGGACATTGCTGAAGAGGGCCCTGGATTTGTCCATTACCCGATGCAAGCCGAGAGCGGCTTCGGAGAAAACTTTTTCAAGCAGCTTACAGCAGAAGTTTTTGAGAAGAAGTACGAAAAAGGCAAGGAAAAAATCGGTTGGGTAAAAATCCGCGAGCGAAATGAGGCCCTTGACTGCGCCGTTTATGCCAGGGCTGCCATGGAGCTGCTGACTCCGAACTTTGAACAAATTGAGGATGCTCTTAGAGGCATGCCACAAGCAGCACAACAACCCCGTCGACGCAGAGGCGTTATCGGAAAGGGAATCACTTTATGAGTAATTGGATCACCTTAGAAGAGGCAAGAACGAATTTGAAAATGTGGCTCGAGGCGGAGAGGGCTGTTTCGACCGGCCAAAGCTACAGGATCGGGACACACAGTCTCACGCGAGCGAGTCTCTCAGATATTGCGAAGCGAATTGAGTACTGGCGAAATGAAATTGCCAAACTCGAATCAGGAATGGGCGGGCGGATGCGAAGTTTTCGGGTCACGCCCGTTGATTTTTAAGGAGCGGACATGAACGCTTTTGAAAAGACCATTCAATTCCTTGCTCCTCAGGCTGCTCTCACCAGACAAGTTGCCCGAAACAAACTCGAAGTTCTGAACGCGCTGCAGAACGGAGGAGGTTACGGTCTTCATGGTGCCTCAATTGTTAAAAAATCTCTTTCCCGTTGGATAACCGGCGGAAAGGATGCCGACTCCGACATCGTTGAAAACATTGAGACGCTCCGGGAGCGGTCCCGTGACCTGTATATGGGCTCGCCTCTTGCGACCGGTGCGATTAAGACGCTGAGAACCAATATCATCGGCTCGGGACTGATGCTCAACGCGCAGATTGACGCGAAATTTTTGGGCATGACAGAGGAAGAGGCTCGTCAGTGGGAGGAGAACACAGAGCGCGAATGGCGCCTTTGGTCTGAAAACACGAACTGCGACGCAGAGCGGAAACAGACGTTCTATCAACTGCAGTCCTTGGTTTTAATGTCTGCGCTGGTGAACGGAGACGTATTCGTGGTGCTCCCGGTTATTCGGACGCCGGGAAGCGTCTACGACCTGAAAGTCGGCCTGATTGAGGCTGACCGAGTTTGTAATCCACAAAATCCTATAAAACCCAATCTGAATATTGTTGGCGGGATTGAGTGCGGAAAATTTGGCGAAACTGTTGCTTATTGGATTTGCAATAAAAACCCAAACTCCCAGGGTAGGTCGCTCGAAACTGCGGCTAATAAATGGACACGAGTCTCGGCAATCGGAGAGCGAACCGGACGTAAAAACGTTTTGCACGTGATGTGTGATGTTGAACGTCCCGCTCAGCGTCGAGGAGTCCCACTTTTGGCTCCGGTTCTCGAATCAATGAAGCAGCTTTCTCGATATTCAGACGCGGAATTGACTGCAGCGCTGGTGAGCTCGATGTTCACAGTGTTTATCACAACGAAATCTCCGGCAGAGACAATTGTCGGAGGATTCAGAGGTGTTGAATCCATCCCGGGCGCCCAGCCTCAAAAAGCTTTGCCTGAGCCGGATTACACATTGGGATCCGGAACGGTCGTAGCACTGGAGGAAGGAGAACAGGCGCAATTTGCCGATCCAAAACGTCCGGTCTCCGGATTTGAGACTTTTGTCAAAGCCGTTTGTCGGCAGGTCGGATCGGCACTTGAAATCCCCTACGAGTTGCTGGTCAAAAACTTCGATTCATCCTACAGCGCATCCAGAGCTGCTCTTTTAGAGGCCTGGAAGATGTTCAGGATGAGACGGGATTGGATTTCCTCATCCTTCTGCAAACCTGTTTACGAAGCTTGGCTCACCGAAGCCATACTCAAAGGCCGAATTGATGCTCCGGGATTCTTTGACGACCCGCTGATTCGAGCGGCATGGTGCGGTTCGGAGTGGTACGGGGATGCGCAAGGTCAGCTCGACCCGCTTAAAGAGGTCAACGCAGCAAAAATCCGAGTTGAGGAAGGCTTTAGCACCCGTGAAAGAGAGGCCGCAGAGCTTACCGGCATGAAGTTCGAGAACATCGTCGCGATCCGAAAACACGAAGAGGCAATGATGAAGGATGCCGGCCTCGTTCAGCACACAACAGTCAAGACAGAGGAGGTTGAAGAAGATGATGAATCTGGAAACAACTGATCAAAAACAAGAATTCCACTGGAAAATCGAAAACTCGGCCAAACTGCCGGCAGTAAAAATTGATCTTTATGGATACGTTGGTGGTTCTGGAGACGGCTTTATTAAGGGTTTTAACTCGAGTGAATTCGTCAAGGAATTCCGAAAAATCGACTCAACGCGCCCGATCGATATTTCTATCAATAGTTTCGGAGGGCAGGTCTATACGGGTCTTTCAATCTACAACCTACTGAAAACGCATAAGGGAAAAATCAACATCCGTGTTGACGGCGCAGCGATGTCCGCGGCAACGATCATCACCAGCGTGCCGAACGCGACAGTCACAATGCCGCTTGGAGCAATGATGATGATCCACCGAATGTCGGTGTTTGCTGATGGTAATGCGGATGATCTCAGAAAGGCTGCAGACGAATTGGTTCACCTCGAAGAAAACGTCATCGATATTTACGCCCAAAAATGCGGAAAGGATCGTGACGAAATACGCAAAAAAATCAATGCCGAATCGTTCTTCACGGCAAAGGAAGCCGTTGAATTTGGTTTAGCGGATGCAGTAGACGAAACATCCCAAGTTAAAAACATAAAGTCGCCAACTGGCTGCTTTATCAATGGCCTGCCGGCAGACTCGAAATATTTCGAGCATGCTCCGGCAGATTTTTTTACGGCAGTCGCTCAGGCCCCTGCCGACAACGTTAATCCACCAGCAAAAAAGGAAGCAAAAATGGATTTAGCACAACTCAAAGCGGAGTATCCGGATCTGATTGCCTCGCTGCAGGCAGAGGCCGTGAAGCAGGGTGTCGAAAACGAGAAAAAACGCATTCACGCGCTCGAAGAACTGGCCCTGGCCGGTCATTCTGACCTTCTCGAGCAGGCCAAGGCCGACTCGAGCATCACACCGGAAATGTTTGCCGTTCAGTTAGTCAAAGCTGAAAAGGCCAAGAAGGCAAAGATTCAGAACAGCATCGCTGAGGATGCTGCGGACCTGAAGAACGTGCAGGTTGACTCCAATCTTGGGTTTGAAACTGCTGACGCTAAGGCGCAGCAGGCCAAACAGACTCAAAACGAAAAAGATGAGCAGGAGCGCGACGCTTTAGTTAAAGCGGCCGCCGCTCAGTTCAACAAATAATCGGAGGTAAAAATGGCAATGCAGGAAAAATATACGACAGGTGTTGACAACCTGTTCGCAGCGAACCAGACGATGCCTGTAGTCACAGACGTCATCACAGTCCCGACTGGAGAGTCTGCAATGAAGCGCGGCACATTGGTTGCCTCGACTGGCAAAGCAGTCACCGCTGCCGCGGACGTCTACGGTGTTCTGGCAGAAGATGTCGACGCAACCAAGGCCAGTGTAGCCACGGTTGTTTATCTTACGGGAGAGTTTAACGAAAAGGCTATGGCCGTCGGCACGCCGACAACCGGCACACTGTCTGTTTCGGACTGCAAAACTTCGGCCCGCAAGATCGGCATTTTCATCAAATCTAATCAGGAGTAAAAAATGGCAGTTGACATTTTTGAGCCGCGCATTATGACCCAAATGATCGAGGCAGGCCAGAACACAAAACATACCTGGCTGCGCGATCGATATTTCGCAAATCGTCCCACGTTTACAGCCAAAAAGATCGATTTTGATGTGGTCGGTCCCGGCGGACGCAAAATTGCACCGTTTGTATCCCCTCTTAACGGTGGCAAAGTCATTGACCGAGAAGGGTATTCCACTCTGAGCTATGAAGCTCCGATGCTGGCCCCGCAGCGCATCACAACGGCAGAGGATGTGATGAAACGTCTCCCGGGAGAAAATCTTTACTCCGGTAAGACCCCGAACATGCGTGCAGCCGAAATTTTGGGCCGCGATTTGGCAGAACTGGACGAATATATTTCCCGCCGTGAGGAGGCTATGTGCTCGGAAGCTCTTTTCAGCGGAAAAGTTACGGTCAAGGGCGACGGTGTGAATGAGGTTCTGAACTTCTGGTCCACTGTTGCGGCCTCTGAAAAGCCGGAAACTACTTTGACCACGAAATGGGACGCCTCAACCGCAACTGCCGAAACCATCATGAGCGACCTGAGAGTAGTTCGCCGCTCCATGATCAAAGACGGCGGCTTTACTCCTCGTGATTTGATCTGCGGAACTAACGTGATCGACACGATCCTGAGCAAGCTCACTGCCTCCAAGTCTCTCGACATGAGGCGCGTTGACATGGGCCACATCGATCCTCAGCATCTTCCGGACGGTGTGACTTACTGGGGTTACCTCAAAGACTCTGCTCTTGACATTTACTCCTACGATGAATGGTACAAGGGCGATGACGGTGATGTTGCTATGGTTCCGGCAGATAAATGTCTGCTCGCAACGCCGGGCGCAAAAACCATGCTGGCTTACGGCGCTTGTCCGGTCATCAGCGAAACAAATCCGGGAATTGTTTTCGTTGAAGGGTCTCGTATTCCGATGTCTTGGATCCAGCGCTCCAACCCGATGGGCCGCGTCCTGCAGATCTCCAGCCGTCCGCTGCCGATCATCCAGCAGATTCACGCCTTCCACGTCATCAACGCTACCGGATCCTAATCTGATGCTAAAGAAGAGGGGCTCCGGCCCCTTTTTCATAGGAGCTAATAATGGAAATTGTTTTCACCAAAAACACGGTTTTCGGACGCGACATTTACAAAGCCGGCGATAGGGCCGAATTCAATGAGAAAGAGGCAAAAATCATTTTGAAGGCAGGCGTCGGCAAGAAATTCGAGGAGACTGAAGAACCGGAGGCACCTGCAGAAGTAATTCAGCCCGAACCGATTCCCGGCACGGTCTTTGCCGTTCCTCTTCCTGAAGCGGCTGAAGCTGAGGCTGCAGAAACTTCGGAGAAGCCGGCTCCGAAGACCAAAGGTCGAGCCAAGAATGAAAACGTTTAAAGACTTCGCGGAAGCGGATGTCCAGAACGTTTTCTTGAATCTCAACGAGTTTGCCGATTATCACGATATTGACGGCGAAAAAATCAAATGCGTCATCGACAAAAACATCATCTCCGAAATCCCCGAGAATGGACTGGTAGGCGATTTCATCAACATGACAACGCTCTACGCAGATTCCAAGGATTTAGAGGCGCCCGAGGAGGGCCAGTGGATGTCGATTGACGATTCGCGTCACATTGTTAAGTCGGTCTCGATCGAGGGGACGATGCTCGTCATTGTTCTTAGGGAGAATCGGCAATGATTGAAGTGAAAATCGACAAGAAGGCCGTCGGGGCCGCGATTAACGTGCTGAACTCCACCAAAAAGGGGGCTCAGACAGCGGTTAATCGGGCAATCAACCGAGCGCTTATGCGCGGCCGAACCGTTGCCTCGAAGTCGTTGCGCGGACGTTACACGATTAAAGCGTCTGACGTTAAGAAATCAACCCGGCTCAGACGCCCGGGAGGCACAGAAACTTCCGGACAACTCGTGTTCTCCGGCCCTGAACTCACCATGGCGCATTTCCGAATCCGTCCCTCCGGACGGGATACGACCGGAAATAATCGTCAGCTAGTGCGAGTTGAAGTCGAGAGAACAGGCCTAAAGCCATTGAAAAACGCGTTTGTCTATAACGGCACTGTGTTTCAGCGAAAGGGAGCGACCCGGCTTCCGATTGAACCTCGTTACGGTCCTTCAGTTCCCCAGATGGTCGGAAACGAAAACATCACTGAAGGCATTCAGTCGGAAATGAGAGACACGTTTCTGCGCCGAATCGACCACGAGGCAATGAGGCTCATTAAAGGAGACAAGTAATGAATGATGTTTATTTATGCAAAGCGCTCGGTAAGTTCTTGGAGGCGGGCTTGAGCGATTTTCTCCTGCCTTTGGAGCACAAAGCTGACGAGCCGACAGTTTTCCGCGCTCCCAAGATAATTCAGGGTTACCTGCCGCCGAAGAACTCAAAGGAATCCAAGGATGATGACTTTCCATTCGTTTTGATTCGTCCGGATTCCGGCAAAACGGATGCAGATGGCTGCAGTGCCGACGTCTCGATCGTGATTGGCGTGTGGGATGGTGAGTTTGAAGGCCATCTCACAGCTCTGTCTCTCAAGGAAAAAGTTGAGTCGTTGCTGTTAAATCTGCCGAATCGCACGCTCGATGAGCGGTTCATTCTGGAGACTCCGATATCTTGGGAAAACTCTCCGGCCCAAGCCTGGCCCTTCTGGCAAATCGTTATGTCAACCCGCTGGACATTTCGCGCACCTGAAATTGTCAATCCCTATACACCGTATGAATAACATGAAGCTACGAAAAACTGAAGTTCAAACAAGGCCCGTCATTTATGTCGGGCCTTCGTTTTTAGGGCTCTCGATAAACACTGTTTTTCGAGAGGGAGCAAATAAATACCCCGAGCATATTGTCCGAATGATCGAAAAGAATCCGGCAATCGGTCAGCTGATGGTTCCTGTTGCGGACGTGCAGCAGGCCAGGGCCAATGTCCGAACTCAGGGACACATTCTTAACACGCTGTACAAACAAGCACTTAAAGGAGCTTAAAAATGGCTTACAAACATGGCGTTTACGTCAGCGAGGTTCCTACCAGCATTCTCCCGCCTGTTGAGGTCAATGCCGGCATTCCGATGATTATCGGAACGGCCCCGGTCAATATGACCGATCCGACCAACGTCAACAAACCGAAGCTGTGCTATTCCTACGAAGAGGCGGTTAAAGAATTCGGATTTGTGCCGGCAGAAGAAGACACCACCAGCGGACTCAAGAAATTCAATTATTCGATCTGCGAGCTGATTTATTCTGCATTTTCGCTGTATCGGGTAGCTCCGATCATTGTGGTCAACGTTCTCGATCCGACAACGCACAAGAAGAACTGCACGACTACAAGCGTTTCGTTCGACGCCAAGACAGGTATTGCAAAAATTGCAGAAACAGGCGTCCTGCCGAATACGCTGGTTCTGAAAGCCGGTGAAAAGACACTCACAAAAGACACGGATTACATTGTCTCCTTCGATACCGACGGAACAATGATTCTTTCGTCTCTCAAAAATCAGGACGGAGATTTCCTCTGCAGCTCTGAAACCCCTTACACGCTGACGGCATCCAAACTGGATCCTTCCGCGGTTGATGCTGATGACATCATCGGAGGCGTTGATACGTCCGGAAATAAATCCGGCCTCGAGCTGGTGGATGATGTTTTCCCGCTCTTCCGAGTTGTTCCGGGTACGCTGATCGCTCCCGGCTTCTCTTCCAGCCCGAGCGTGGCAGCCGTGATGGCCGCAAAATGCACTGCCATTAACACGGTATTCAAGGCTATTTGTGCAGTCGATGTTCCGACTACAACGGTTAAAAACTACACAGCTGTTGCTAATTGGAAGAACCAAAACAACATCACTGACCCGATGCAAATCTGCTGCTGGCCGATGATCCAACTCGACGGCACTGTGTTTAATCTCTCGACACAGCTGGCCTGCTTGATGGCTCAGGTGGATTCTCAGAACGATGATGTTCCGTATGTATCTCCTTCCAATAAAAATCTGCAGATGACAGGCACATGCCTGGCAGACGGCTCCGAGGTTGTCTTAGGTCCTAACACGGGCGCCTATCTGAACAGTCAGGGCGTAGTCTGCGCGTTGAATTTCATCGGAGGCTGGGTTGCCTGGGGCAACAGAACTGCAGTCTATCCGGGAAACACGGACGTAAAAGATGCCTTTATTCCGAATAGAAGAATGTTCAACTGGATCGGCAATACGTTTATTCAGACATTCTGGTCTAAAGTGGATTTCCCGGCAACTCCGCGCTTGATCAACACGATCATCGACTCAGCAAATATTTGGATGAACGGGCTGGCGGCTATGCAGTACATCCTCGGCGGCCGCATTGAGTTCCTTTCGTCTGAGAACTCGATTACTGATCTTATGGACGGCAATCTTGCATTCCATGTTTACGTCACTCCGCCGCCTCCGGCCAAGGACATCGATTTCATTCTGGAATTTGATCCGGAGTATTTGCAGACCCTATTTGCAGCCTAATTGGAGGTAAAAAATGGCAACAGGAACAAACAGCATCCCGGAGCGCCTGATTAACTATCGCGTCTATAACGAAGCCAACGCCCTGATGGGTATGGCAACCGTTGACTTACCTGAAATTCAGGCAATGAGCGACACCGTGTCCGGTGCCGGTATTGCCGGGGAAGTTGACAGTCCCGTGCTTGGCCACTATCAGGCCATGAGCTCAACTTTCAACTGGAGAACTATTGAAAGGCCTGCTCTCGAGTTGGCCAAACAACAGGCTCACCAGTTGGAAATTCGCGGTTCTCAGCAGCACTACGACAACACCACGGGAAAAATCATGACTACTCCCATCCGTGTTGTCATGAGAGCGATCCCGAAGAACTTTTCACTTGGTTCGTTTGAACCGGGCTCCGCAACAGATTCGTCTACTGAATTTGAGGTGGTTTATCTGAAGATCGTGGTCGATGACAAAGAGGTGGTCGAAATCGATAAATACAACTTTATCGCCAAATTCGGCGATACCGACATGCTCGAGAGCGTCCGGAAGGATCTCGGAATGTCTTAATCAATTCTGCCCCGCTTCGGCGGGGCTCTAAGAGGAAAACATGAAATTTGTATTCGCAGAACCTTACGAATTTGAAGGCAAAACCTACAAAGAATTGGATGTTGATCTTAAAAAGATCGACGGCAGCGTCATTTTTGCAGCAGAGCGAGAAATGCGGGATTCCGGCTCATTGACGCCTTTAACAACCTTTAATTTCCGCTTTGCTTGTCTTGTGTTGGGTCAAATTTGCGCTCAGCCCGACGAGTTCTTCATGAAAATGCCCGGGCCCGTTCTGATTACTATAGCCAATTACGTTCTAAATTTTTTGAACAACTCGGGCTCAGCAAATCCTCTCCAAGCTTAATGATTAGAGAGGTTTGTTTGAGCCTGGCCAGAGCAGATACAGGCTCTGGCGCTTTAGATTGGTGGAGGGTTCCTCTCATTGAATTGTCAGAATGGATAGAGGCAGTAAAAACTGGAGAGAAGAGGCGTAAAAGACCGTGATTTGATCTTGAAGTTGATAGCTTAGAGAAATACAATTCCTCTAAAGGGGAATTAGCTATGAGAATTTTTAAGGCAGTGGTAGGCGGATTGTTAGACGGGTTAGCCGCTGTTTTTGCGTTTGCTATGTTCCTGTTTCTTCTTCTTTTAATCGTCTTCTGTTTTTATTTCGTGTTTCTGACATAACTCCACCAGTTTTGTAATAAGGGCGCTCCGGCGTCCTTTTTTTATGCGTGGATTTCGTCATGGGCATCAAAGAATACAGCATCGCATTTGCTATTGCCGGCAAAGTCTCCTCTGATTTTGCAAAGTCGTTTAAAAGTGCCGGAGAAACGGTAAAAAACTTTGAAGACAAATTTAAGAACCTCAATCGAGAGATGTTCCAAGCCTCAGGAACATTAAAAATGCGTAAAGAGGTTTTGCAAGCTCAACAGGCTTTTGCGTCTGCGAAAACAAAAATTACCGACTTAGGGCGCAGCTATTCAGAAGCGCGGCGGAATTCGGAATCTTTGGCAAGTCAATACGCTAAGGAAAAGCGTTCTTTAGCGTCTTATACCGCGCAGCTGAACAAGCAAAATAAAATTTCTGACGCTTCGATAGCGAAGCTTGAGGCAAAAGAGCAAAAGTTGGCCGACCTCGGCAGACAGCTCAAGGCAGCTGAAAATAATACCAAACAGCTTGAAATCCAGCTCAATAAGGAAAAAGCCGCTGTAAAAGGTTCCCACCTTTCATTAGTAGAAAAAAAGCGAGCTCTGCAGGAATTAGAAAAAGCTAACAAAACAGCCGGGATGTCGGCACAGCGACTAGTTGAAAGAGAGAAAGCATTAGCGGTGGAAGCAAGGAAAGCGAAATTAGCTCAGGAAAAACTTGCCGCTATAAATGCGAAATCCGCCGCTTGGAGGGACCGCACGCAAAACGCAAAAGGCTCAATCCTCTCTGGGGTTGGCCAGATTGGCTACATTGCCTCAGCAGCATCATCTATGGCATTGCCGGTTAAACAGGCGATGCAGATGGAGGATGCTATGGCCGAAATTAAAAAGGTCGTGGATTTTAAAAATCCCACAGGGCTGAAGGAAATGGAAAAAGCGCTCGAAAGAATGAGCTTATCCATCCCAATGACGGCAGATGGTCTGGCGAAAATTACTGCTGCGGCAGGTCAAGCCGGTATCGCAGAGGATGACCTCCTTCGATTTACAGAAACCGCTGCAAAAATGGGCGTCGCTTTCGACATCTCGGCCGAAGAGGCCGGAGAGATGATGGCAAAGTGGCGCTCCGGTATGAATCTCACTCAAGATCAGGCAGAAAGCCTTGCGGATGCAACGAATGCTCTGAGCAATAACAACGCAGCACTTGCTAAACAAGTCGGCGAAGCATTGAAACGGTACGGTGCGCTTGGCAAAGTTGCCGGATTAACAGAAAAACAGACGGCTGCCATGGCGGCCACAATTATCGGCGCCGGTGCAGAAGCAGAAGTCGCAGCAACCGGTATGAACGCTTTTATGAGGTCCCTGACAAAAGGTGGATCTATGACAGATCTGCAGAAGGCGGCATTCGGTAACCTGGGATTTGATGCGCTTCAGCTTCAGAAAGACGTCCAAACAGACGCTCCGAAAACGATTTTTGCAGTGCTAGATGCAATTAAAACAAAACTACCGAAAGAGCTCCAGATGCAGTACCTCACTGCGATGTTTGGCGAAGAGGGCGCTCGAGCAATGGGGCCGATGCTGGCCAATACCGAAAAGCTCCGGGAAAATTTTGATCTCGTAGCGAAATCGGAAAAATTCGCCGGCTCAATGCTCAATGAATTTAGGAGCCGCAGCGCAACGACGTCTAATTCACTGACGTTGATGAAAAACTCGTTTACCTACGTATCCAGAGCAATCGGCAAACCGATGCTCGGGCCGTTGCGGGAATTTTCAGAGTCAATGGTCCAGGCTGCAACTGTTGCGGGAGATTGGATAAATAAGAACCAATCTCTAGTGACAATGGCGCTGAAAGTTGCTGGCGCCCTTGTTATGGTTAAGGGCTCTGTTATTGCCGCAAAAATGGTGTTTTCTGGCCTGATGCTTGTCGTCACGCCGTTTTACCGAACCTTCCTCCTTTGTCAGAAGGCAATGGTTCTGTATAGAAATAGTGCTGCGGCAGCTGCTTTCACAACAAAAGCCTTGGGATTTGCTTCTTTTGCGGCTTCAAAGTCCATGGCCGGTTTGAAATTTGCGTTGAACGCGGTCGGTTGGGCAATGAAATTCATGTTTTGTAATCCTATCGGGTTGGCAATCGGCGCTGTTGGATTTTTGATTACAGCCGGGATCGCTCTCTATAAAAATTGGGACGATGTTAAAGCTTATCTCGCATCGTTATGGACCAGTTTTAATGAGAAGTTTCCGGCGATGGCCTCAGTCGTTAAGGTCATGTATGACAGCGCTGTCAATTCAATCAATGGGATTAAAACAGAATTCAAAGGCTTATTAACATTCGTAACAGGTGCATTTTCTGGAGATTGGGCCAAGGCTTGGGACGGTGCAAAAATGGCTTTCGCAGGATGCTTCCAAGCCCTGCCGGATTTTGCTAAAGGGCCGCTCAATCTCGTGATTTCGCTGGCGAACAAGGCCATTGCAGGGCTGAATTCCCTCGGCTCGTTCAAGATCCCGGATATGGTCCCGGGTATTGGAGGCCAGAGCGTAGGAATTAACATTCCGGAAATTCCGATGCTCGCAGCCGGCGGTATCGCGACAGGCCCATCTCTGGCGATGGTCGGAGAAGGAAGGGAGCCGGAAGCGATCCTCCCGCTGTCCCGTCTTGGCGGAATGATGGGCGCAGCCGGCCCCTCGATCTCTGTGAACTTCTCTCCTGTAATTCAGATTGCAGGAGCCGGAGCTGTCAGGGAGGACGTCCAGTCCGGCCTCAGGGCAGGAGTGACCGACCTTAGGCGCGAACTTGAGCGCTTGATCAATTCTGACCGCCGCTTGTCTTACGCCTAATTGGAGGCTCTATGTACAAAACGATTCAGGGCGACACCTGGGATGTTGTTGCCAAGAAGCTGCTGGGGAGCGAAATGTACATGTCCGATTTAATCCGAGCGAATCCGGATTATCAGGAATATGTCATTTTCCCGGCAGGGATTGAGCTCAACGTTCCGGAGGTCGAACAGACTACCGCTCAGGAAGAGTCAATGCTGCCGCCATGGAAGAGGAAGAACAGAAATGTCGGGACCTAGACAAACGCGGCTTCGGCTGCTGTTTTCTAAAAACGAAACAGACGTGTCGGAAGACCTTTGCAAAGATCTGCTCTCATGGTCTTTTACTGATCATGAGAGCGGCCAGGCAGACGAAATCAGCCTGACGCTCAAAGATAATGAAGGGAAGTGGGCCGGCAGTTGGAGGCCCGATGGAGGCGAGAGTATAAAAATGTACTTGTCCGCCGGCACCACGGAAGAACCGGGGCCGGAGGCGTTTCTGGGGACATTCTTTGTCGATTATCAGAGAATCTCCGGAGCGCCTCGGGTCTACGAACTTCGAGCCGTATCCATTCCGCTGAACAAACCAGTCCGGAAAACTCAAAAAAACCGCGCTTGGGAGAACCATTCTCTGCAGGAAATCGCGCAGGAAATCTGCAGGGATGCTGAATTAGAGCTTTTCTTTGATTCAGCTGAAAATCCTCAATATCAGCGCATTGACCAGTCTCGTCAGAGTGACATGGCCTTCCTGCAGCATTTGTGTGAGGAAGCAGGGCTCTCGATCAAAGTCACGGATAAAACCGTTGTGATTTTTGGTCAAGAACGCTATGAGAAAAAAGATCCGGTATGCACGATGGAGATCGGTGTCAGTGACATTTTGAGCTACACATTTGAGGTTTCTCAGAGCGACACCTATAAAGCGGTCAAAGTGAAGTGGCGAAGCCCTTCGGCTAAAAAGAAGGATCAGGCTGCCGGATATGACCTCAATCTGCAGAAAGTGAAGGCGGCCAAAGCGACCGAATACGACTTCAATCTGCAGAAAGTTGACAAAAACGGCAAAGGATCAAATCCGGCTGTTTTTGAGTACACGTACACGGATCCGGAGGCTGATGAAAACGGTCAAATCTTTGAGATGAAAAAACGCTGCGCTTCGCTAGAAGAGGCGAAACGGCTGGCTAAAGCCAAGCTCCGACAGCTAAACAGCAGAAAAATCACCGGAGACATGACCGTCATCGGAACCCCGTTCTTGTGCGCCGGAACAGTTATTAAAGTGGTCGGCGCCGGAGCCTTCAGCGGCAATTACATCATCGAAGAGGCAAACCACAGCGGAGGAAGCTCGGGGTACACCACGGGCCTTCGGCTGAGGCGCGTCAATAAGGAGTATTAAGGTGTTGTTTAAAGCAAACGAAGAAGACCGTGATGCCGTTTTAGCAATCCTGAAAATCGGAGAGGTCACGGACATCGACCCGGCAAAATGCAAGATCCGGGCAACGTTTGACGATGAGGACGGCAAAACAAGCTACTGGCTCCCGGTGCTGCAGAGAAAGACGCTGCACGATAAAGACTTCTGGTTGCCGGATGTCGGCGAGGACGTTCTTTGTCTGTTCTTTAATGAGGCTGAAGAGGCCGGATTCGCGGTCGGCAGTTTTTACGCCGGAGACGTGGACGTTCCCGGGCAGTCCGTTGACATACGAACAGTGAAATTCAAAGACGGATCCGAGTTTAGCTACAACCGAAATAGTCATGAACTGAAGGGCGTTGTTGGAAGCACTAATTTCAAGCTGAATCGTCAAAACATTGCGATTGCAGCGCCGGAAGCAATCTCCCAGAGCTCCAAAAAAGTTGAGGTTGAAGGGTCTAATCAGGTCGCCATTAAGGGCGGCACTTCGGTTGACATTACGACGCCGACGCTCAATCTCAATATCGGAGCTACAACGATGACGCTCAACGACTCAAGCGCAACGATTTCGAGCGAGAACGTCAATTTCGCAGGAAACTTGAGCATTAACGGCAATTGTTCGGTTAAAGGAAATTTTTCGGTCACCGGGAATATTGATGCCGGAGGCACTGTCCACGGAACTAACATTTAAAGGAGGACATTATGGCCCTCGGAGTAACCGGATTGCTAGGAGCTCTCCCGTTTGTCTGTTCCTCAAATATCGTGAATACATTCAAAGATGTGAATAGAGAGCTGGCAACAAAATACGCCCGCCACGATGTGATCGGCAAGAAGCCGGTTCTTGAGTGGATTGGGGAAGAGCCTGACAAAATAAGTTTCAAGATTCGTTTCGATAGTTCTCTGAACTCGCCTCCCGAGACGGGCTTATTTTTATTGAAACGAATGCTGGACTCGCACAAGCCTCAGAGGCTCCTCCTGGGGCCTCGGTACATGGGAAAGTTCGTCCTTGAATCGATCTCGGAGGAACGACGTTTCCATACGGGCCTCGGCGTCTGCCAGATTGCCGAGGCCACGATTTCATTAACTGAATGCGGTGACGAAAATGCAGCACGTTCTTAATTTATCCCAGCCGATTTCATTTGCTCCCGGCACCGTGGCAGCGGAAGTTCTGCAGAACGTCCGGACGATTCTGGCAACTCGAAAGGGGACCGTCCCTCTGGATCGAAACTTCGGTCTTGAATGGGAGCACGTGGACAAACCGATTCACATAGCCAAAGCGCTCATCCAGGCTGAAATTATTGAGGCTGTCGAGAGATGGGAATCCAGGGCAGTGATCGACAAAATCGAATTCGGAGAACAGGCCGAGGACGCTATGGACGGGCTTTTAAACCCAATCATCACTTTGAGCATTGGAGGCAGAAATGCCTGAGACATTACCTCGTTGGGGGATGCCGGACGTCAACTTCATTGAGACGGATCCGGAGAAAATCAAATCCGACATCATCAATCGTTATGAGAGTGCAGCCGGTAGGACGTTGAGTGCCGGCGATCCGGTTCGATTGCTTTTATTGACGATTGCGTCTGAAATTATTCAGCTGCGGCAGGTTTTTAACCATGGAGCGCAGCAGAATTTGCTCACCTATGCTCAAGGGCGGTATTTGGACGCTTTGGGCGTGTTCCTCGATACGGCCCGACAGCCGGCAGACAAAGCCGTTACGACAATTCAGTTCACACTCACACAAGCGCTTTCGAGCGCTTTTTTTATACCTGCAGGGTTCCAGGTGAGCGCCGGGAACGTCATATTTGAAACGACCGAACTGGTGACAATCGCTCCGGGAGATCTGCAGGGGACGGCGCAAGCGGAATGCACGCAGGCCGGCACCATCGGAAACGGATATTTATCCGGGCAAATTTCTACGATTGTGGCGCCTCTGGCATTTTTGGCCAGCGCTGTAAACACGACGGAATCGATAGGCGGTTCCGACATCGAGAGCGATGCAAGCTATGCCGAGCGACTGAGGCTTAAGCCCAATAGTTTTTCTGTAGCCGGTCCGGAGAAGGCCTACATTTTCCACGCGTTTTCAGTCTCTCCTTCCATCATTGACGTAGCGATTGATTCTCCGACCCCCGGCGTGGTGAACGTTTACACGCTTCTGACCGGAGGCGCTCTGCCGTCTACAGCATTTCTGCAGGAAGTTGAGGATTATCTGTCCGGAGAGGAAATCAGGCCGCTGACCGATGAAGTCCATGCCAAAGCTCCGACGGCTTATTCCTACAGTGTCAACGTTGACTATTACGTTCTGCAGAGTGACGCAGTTCGACTTTCTGCGATCCAGACTGCAGTGCAAGCAGCTGTAACTGATTACGTTGCGTGGCAGCAGGCAAAAATCGGCAGAGACATCAATCCCGATGAACTCATTAAACGAGTTCGGGATGCTGGCGCCGGCCGGATCCTTCATACAACCCTAACGCCCGCTTTCAAGACTTTAACCAAATCTCAGGTTGCCCAGTGCGCGTCTGTGACGGTGACCTTCAAGGGGCTGGAGGATGGCTAAATGAAAACACTACAGGACATCACCTTAGATGATCTGCTGCCCGACAGTATTTCGTCAGATCAGCAGGTAAAACAATCTGCAGAAGCAATCGACCCGGAACTGAAAACAGTTTCGGGTTTCTTGTTATTGGGCGCTGTGCTGGCCAATGTCGATAAATTGACCAGCACTCAGCTGGATCATATTGCCTACTCGTTTGACCTCACAGCTTGGCGTGATTATTGGCCCCTGAGCCAAAAACGGCAGGTGGCCAAAACCGTCGTGGCGCAGAAATGCCGCATGGGAACATTGTCCGCGGTTAAAAAAGTTCTTGAGTCTCTCGGCTCTGCCGTTTCCATCACCGAGTGGTGGCAGAAAACGCCTAAAGGCACACCTCACACGTTTGAAGTAGTTGCCTCTATCGGAGACATATCCGGGGGCCTGAGCGCCAATGCTCAGGAAGATTTCTTCAGACTGCTGGATGAGGCTAAACCCGTCCGCAGTCACTATACATTCACTGTCGTTCAGTCGTTGCTTGGGAACCTACAGGTTTCCGGAACGATTCGCTCAGCTTCTTTTGCGCGTTGTTCTTCCGAAATAACGCCGCTCACAACTCAAATCAGCGTGACACCGCTCATGAGACCGGTTTCTTACGCACGCATCTAATCACCCACTGAAAATTTAGGAGTTTTGATATGCCTAACGTAGTCATTACGTCGGCAGGACTTGCCGCGCTCGTAAATGCCGAAAACAACGGAACACTCCCGGTAAAAATTACTAAATTTGGCCTAGGAACAGGTAACTACACGCCGTCTGCAGATCAGACATCTCTCCAGAGCAAATTTAAAGAGATCACAGCACTGTCCGGCGGAGATGTTGGAGACAACACGATCCACGTCACGATGAGCGACACAAGCTCTGATGATTACACGGTCAACGAAGTAGGTGTGTACCTTGAAGACGGGACTTTGTTTGCTGTCAGCTCTCAGCCGACCGGCGCAATTTTGCAAAAAGCTGCCGGTTCTCAAGGTCTCCTCTCCATTGACTTGGTAATCAGTGGCGGTACCTCCGGGATCACTGTTGACGGAGATACAAACTTCTTCAATCCTCCGGCTACGACCCAGGTGGCCGGCGTTGTGAAACTGGCATCCCTTGACGAAATCAAGACCGGTACAAACTCTTCAAAAGCGGTTACTCCAAGCGGCGTTTTCAATTTCGTGAAGACTTATGTCACAGAAGCAATTGAGGCGCTTAAGACACTTCTTCGTAAGGAAATCGCTGCCGCAGCTCTGGCAGCTGTTCCTATCGGCGCATGTATTTTCTACCTTGGCACGGAAATCCCTGACGGGTTCCTACTAATGAACGGAGCCAGCGTCGCCAAGGCTGATTTTGATGACCTCTACGATGTCATTGGGAATAAATTCGGAAATGTTGATTCAGATCATTTCAATCTCCCCGACACACATCATAGATTTTTGGAGGGGACAACTAATATTGCGGAGGTGGGGAGCTACATCTCCGCGGGATTACCGAATATCTCCTTTCTCGCCGGTACTTTTCTGATGGGCTCTAAGGTTTGGGCCGAAGGGATAAGCATCAATTATCAGCAACAAATTAATTTCTCTAGCGGAGAGGTTTCTGGGAATTTTGTTGACTACCGTTTCAACGCCTCAAACATTTCATCCCTGTATCAAAACGATCTAACCGAAGTTCGAGTCAATGCCTTGTTCGGCATGAATCTCATTCGAGCTTTCTAACCGAATATTACGGGCTACTTTACGTTTATTGCAACGCATGATAAGCGTGCCGCTAGCGGCGGGGCTTGTTTTTATGCCAGAAACGATACAAACAATCAAGGGGTTGTTTCGACTTCAACATCAGGAGATTGGAAAGCCGATCCGTCTTTAGATGCCTCTCGCGTATCTTCGCTTTATCAAAATGGCCTTACCGAGGTGAGAGTGAACGCCTTGTTCGGCATGAATCTCATTCGAGCTTTCTAACCGAATATCTTGAGCAGTGGTCGAGGGTTTGACGATCAATTCGACATATCTCAGTACGGTTTCCATGATCTGACTGGGGCAATGTTTATTTCAAGAATAGGCCCTAGAAAATATGACCGCGCAATGTACGAAAGTAATACAAGCGGATCGCTTGCTTGGACGTTTGATGCCTCTAGAAACTCTGCCGTTTATGGCGCGTCCGGAACAAACCAACCTGCCTCTGTGCGATCCTTATGCCTGATACGCTCTCACTAAACATAGGGTGCGGATGGAAGCGGTTTGAACCGTTTCACTCAGTCCATAAATCGGAGAAGAACGGCTCGCTATAAAGTCTGGCCTGCTCCAAGCGTACGATTGCGCCGGATTGGGATTGTCAGTGCTGATCCCTGTATTAAAATCCTCCCCATCCTGGCTAAAACAGCCTGTAGAGGGAGCGGCATTTTTGAATTTAATTCCCGATACGGTTCCGAGAATATTCGGAAAGACCGAATATCTTAGGCTCATTAACAGGAATAGCAACGGGAGACACTCAAACAGGGGGAGGAGCTTTGGGGTGGTCTGCCGAAGGAGCCTCTCGAAAAAACGAACAAGGTACGCCAGCCAGATGTATGTATAAAAACATCTATTTTGAAGCACGCTGGCATAACGCGATTTATGGCGATACTGGCACGGTTCAAACTGCGTCATTACGAGCTTTCGCGCTGATTCGTTATGCGTAGCGGATAAGCATATATCCGCACAGTGCATTTACTCGTACCTCGGTAAGGTCGTTTTGATACAAGGACGATTCGCGAGATGCGTCTATGGTTACTCCGACAGGCGCACCCGGATCTGTCGAAACTGGAGCTGGAAGTTTCCACCTCGTGTCTCTCCAAAATTTCATTACTCCGCCTTCTATTGGGTCAGACGAACCGGGATAAAGACTTCCCTGAGAGCCTACGATATTCGGTTATTCGAAACGAATCAGCATAGAGCCTCGAATAGAGGCAGTTTGAACTGTATCGGCGCCACCGTACACAGCATTGGCCGACGCTAGATCTAATCCAATCTGTGTGTTTTGCCAATATGTCTGGGCAGAGGTGGTTTGAACAAAATCAGAATAGCGAGAAATTAACTTAAAAGGGTAATGGAGGCCTCCTTGGTTCCAAGAAATAACCGGAACGTTTCCGACAGGGATATTCGGGACGTAATTTTTGTTGCTACAGGCTCCAAATTTTGGCGATTTGGAGCCTGAGATTATTCGGTGCTAGGCACAAGCAGCAGAGAATAAATTATGCGGTTTCAGCCCCCGGGTTATCTGACTGCCCGTTCAAAACTTTGGCACATTGAGCACAGTGCTGAATATATTCATGCCATTTCGGCATTATTTTTTGTCGTGCTGCGAAATAGTCGCCGCGCTGATAAGCCCTGACAACCTGCGAACCTACAACATGAGCTAGAGACGCTTCTGCAATTTCAAACGGTATTTCGTGGTCTGCAAACCATGAACGACCAATTGTGCGCAGGCCATGCGGAACGAGCCGTCCGGAAAATTCTCTCTGCTCGTGCATCCATTTCGCTAAGGCCTGGCTGCTGATGGGTTTGTTGGCACAGGACGCAGGAAAAAGGTAGGGGCTGCGCTTGTTTTTCCGCATATTTTTAGCCTCCTCAATCAGGGAAGCGAGGTAGGGTGTCATCGGGACTCTATGAGTTCGCTTCATTTTCATTTTTTCAGCCGGGATTGTGATTGCCTCGTCGGTGATCCATTCTGTCCTGATTGAGATGACTTCTTTAGGGCGGAGCAGGGTAGCTAGCGAAAAATAAAACAGTACCCGATATTTTTGAGGAGCGAGCTTCTCCAGTTGCGAGAGGACGATGGGCAATTCTTTCCAATCCACGGCCGGCATGTGGGTGACCGAAGGGACAGGAAATACTTTGGTTATTGTGGATAAAGGATTTGAGGCAAGGTACCCGGCGTTGACCGTCATATCAAAAATCTCCCGGGTGCGCATGAGGAGCCTTTTAATTGTGGAGGCTTTTCCTTCTTCTTCCAGCGGCTCCATGAGCCTGATGATCATAGGAGGCGTAACCGAATCCAATTGCCGGGAGCCGATTTTTGAGATCACGTATTTCTCCAGCCGGAGCCTTTCGTCTCTGTAACTGAGGATCCGGCCCTTCTTTTTTGTGCACCAGAACTTGAATGCATCGCGAACTGTGAAAGAACCGGTCGGCTCGATCTCGAGCTCCCTCTGTTTCTTACGGGCGATGGCCCGAGCCTGGAGTAATGATATTTCAGGCCAGTGACCAATTGTCTGATCTGTAACGCGGCCGTTTCTGGAAAACCTAAAAACCCACGATTTAACACCGGATACCTGGACTCTGAGCGCGAGTCCGGGAGAGTCTGTTATTTGATAGCGCTTACTTTTGGGCTTTAAAGCCCGGATTTCTTTGGGAGTCAGCATGTCTAAAAAAGTTGAAAAATTAGTTAAAACAGTGTTTGTCTATGATGAGGACGGATATTTCGAGGACACGCACATTGCGCAGGTCAATCCAAAGCGTCCCAGGTCGTACTTGATGCCGCCCCGCTGTACGCTGGTAAAGCCCGCCCTCAAGCCGAAATTTTTCTACAAAATTAAAACAGTGGGCGATGAAAACTCCGGGTGGGATGAAATCCCGTTCCCGCAGTCTGCAGCTGATTTTGTCGGTGTTGAAATTCCGCACAAGAGCCGGACACTGCATAACCACATGCTCCGCTCTCTGCTAACTGAATATGTAAAGAACGATCCAGAGCACTTCAGAGAGGTAGCAGTAAACGATAAAAACGGAGACAAAATCGCCACAACAGTTGAGGCGATTCCGGAGCCTACCGAAGCAGAGAAGAAAGCTCAAAAGGAAGCGGCGGCACGTTCTACGAGAGACTATTACCTGACGATGACCGATTATCTCGTTGTGAACGACTATCCCATCACATCCGAGGAGCGCGATCAGGTTCTCGAGTATCGACAGGCGCTCCGAGATATTCCGCAGACTCAAACTTTTCCGGAAAGCATTGTTTGGCCGGAGCCTCCTGCAGTCGCAAAAACGGCTCATAAATACTGGAAAGCCTCTCAGGTGTCTGACGAAATCAAAAAGAGAATCGAGGCAGTTAAGACCCGGACAGACTTAGATGAAGAACAAAAAGCAAAACTGACTGCAGCACTGCAGCAGGTTTATCAGCAGAGCGGTTATCCCTACGAGGTCGAATGGCCCATTGAGGAAGAAGTTCTAGCAAACGAATAATTTCAAGGAGGCGGGAATGAAAGACCCGCAGAAATTTGACGAATTCATGACGGCATTGTCCCTGATTTCATTCGCACTCGGATTTGTCAGTTCGCTGGCCGGAGCGGCAATGCCGTACGTGAAAGGGGAAAGGAAATTTATGTTCTATCGATACATTGTTGAGGTTGCCACGTCAGCCATTGCCGGCGTTGTAGTGTTTTTGCTTCTTAAAGTCACGGACATTCCTGAAGAATGGATTGCAGCACTTACCGGAATCGCCTCATTTTACGGAACGAGGCTGATGAACGTTCTGTATGGACTGCTTGTCGGACGTCTCAAGATCATTTTTTTGGACTCCTCAAAGAACGAAGGGAGGAAAAAAGATGATGAGCAAACGTGAAATCACAGTGACGCCTAGAAGCGTCCTTAACGGAACTATTAAGCTGATTTTGATGTCAGCTTTTTATATTGCCGGAGCCTTGACAGAGAGCCAACTAGCTCTTTTCACAATCGACTCTCAAAAGGCGCGGATCAGCGAATTGGAAACCGAGACAGAGACGCAGCGCGTTGAAATCGACAATCTCACAAAGCGAGTCGCAGAGAACTCAAACAACCTGACGGCGATAGCTGAAATACGTCATGAACTGACAGCGATCAGGCTGGAGATGGCAACTTTGAAAGGACTACATAACAAATGACAGAGCAGAAACTACCGTTCTCACAATGGAATCCCATCATTGCTGAGAATTTTGTTAAGAAATGGGAAGGGCTGAGTCTTAAGGCCTATAAGTGCACTGCCGGAACGTGGACCATCGGATATGGTCACACGAAAGGCGTTCGTCCGGGTCAGGTTATTTCGCTTCTGCAGGCCGAAAGGTTTCTCCGGGACGATTTAGAAGATCACGCCGAAGACTTGGCGCCTTATGTAACCTGCAGATTGACGCGAGGACAATACATCGCACTCCTTGATCTGGCCTTTAACCTCGGAGTTCCTGCAGTGGCCAAATCTCACACACTGCAGTATTTGAATGCCGGAGATTTGGAGAAAGCAAAAAAAGGTTTTCTATCGTTCTCTAAACAGAAACAGCTCAATCCGGATGGATCGATCAAACGGAGGCCAGACGGGACTCCGGACATGAAAACAGTTCCGGGCCTGTTGAACCGAAGAAAGGAGGAGGTAGACCTAATGTGAACCCGTTATCGATTTTCAAATATGGCGCCGGTGCGTTAATCGTGCTTGGCGCTTATTTTTTCGGCCTGAATCAAGGGCACAACTCGGAGCAATTAAAAAATGCTCGATCTCAAATTTCCCAACTGATAGCAACGGTTCAGAATTATGAAACGCAATACAAAAATCAGGCGATTGCTCTGGCAGAGCTCCGTATCGCTGAATCTAGCGCTCGTAATGATGTTGAGCGGATGCGCAACCGAATCAACATCCTCGAAAATAGAGCTAAAACCACTGCAGCTCGAGACTCAGTTCAATGCCTCCGATTGGAACAAGAGGGTAGACAGCTACTTCTTGAAGCAAGATCGGCTATTGACTACTGTAGAAGGGCACTTAGCTGGAAATAGCGGCGCCGGCGATAAATAGCAGGAGGAGGAAAAATGGAGAACGAATTACAGAAGTACGGTATCAAGAACAGCGACAGGACCAGATGTGAAGTGTGGACGAGGGTGATGGGGTACCACCGTCCGATCGACTCGTTCAACATCGGTAAGCAGGGCGAAGTGATGGAGCGAAAATACTTTGACGAGAAAAAGTGTTGCTGTCGCAAATAACATCTAATGTGCTATTTTGAGAGGGTCTCTGGAGATCCTCTCCGGATCAACCTGAGACACGTTTGAAATAGCACTCGAAAACATGAAAAATATACTTTTTTTGTACGTGTCTCAAAAATTTGCCATTGATTTTTAATAATAATCCTGTTCCAGTTGGGGCCACCACCTCTTTTCTCCTTTTTATAAAAAAGGTTCCACTAATCAAATTAAAAAACTTGCAAGCATCGCAGTTTTGACGTTTTTTATTTTTTTTATTGCCAGCCGGGTTTCCCTCAAGATAATAATAAATAACAAGATTTTGAGGTAGGCATGCAGAGTATTACTCGTGAAATTTACATAGTCTTGGAAAATATGTAATCCAGCTGACTATCCTTTGAAAAATACAACGTCTACCAGTTTATTTTCTTGAACGAGAAATATTTGCTAAGGTGTACAGAGTTGGCCCATGAGTTGTTTAAGAGAGTTCCCCGCGTAAGCGGGGATGAACCATGAAGTTATTTAGGTTTTCTTTCAGTTTAGGAGAGTTCCTCGCGTAAGCGGGGATGAACCGCAAGTTGGTCTAGAAGGAGAGAGCGGAGCGAAGATTTCCCCGCGTAAGCGGGGTTAAAAACTTAACAACCATGGGCCGCTCAAACCCGTTGAATGGGAGAGCGGAAGCACTTTCCACCGATTATTCCTTGCCTTGTGAGGAGTGATCGGCTTATTTTGCTGTTAACATTGAATCCACAGGCCGGGCTGGTCGAGACTGCCAGCCTCCCCGGTATGAGGTCTTGATGGTGGTCGCGACACTACTCACACAACGTTCGAAGACGAGATCATTTCTTTGATTCCGCCCAATTTTTTGTGACTTCTTATATCTTCTTCGTTTTATTTTCAAAAGAGCCTAGCGACCCCATACCTATTCATGGCAGAGTGAATGAAGCTCAGCTTCATGGGTTGTAAAATAACCTTTTTTACGTATTTATTAAATAAATAGATAAATGGCAGAGTGTCAGGATTTTGCGCAATTTGGTTTGGCCCCGAATTTGCTTTCAGCTATTACACGGATGGGGTATACCCAACCCACAGCAATTCAGTGTACAGCGATTCCAGTGGTTCTTCAGGGTCGCGACGTCATGGGTGCCGCCCAGACAGGAACAGGTAAAACAGCCAGTTTTGGTCTGCCCGTCTTGCAAAAACTTCTGCCACTAGCCAATACAAGTACATCTCCGGCACGCCATCCTGTACGTGTTTTGATTCTTTCTCCGACAAGAGAGTTGGCAGATCAAACCGCAGAGGCACTTTCAAATTACGCAGCTGACACACCTATTCGAATTGGCGTTGTTTATGGCGGCGTCGATATCAAACCTCAGGCAGAGGCATTAAGAAGAGGCGTCGAGATTTTGATCGCTACTCCCGGCCGTTTATTGGATCATCTGGAGCAGAGAAATACAAATCTGAATCAGTGCGGCATCGTCATCTTAGATGAGGCCGACCGTATGTTGGATATGGGCTTTCTGCCGGATATTTCCAGGATCCTGAATGCGCTTCCCAAAAAACGTCAGAATTTGATGTTCTCCGCCACATTCTCACCTGAAATCAAAAGACTGGCCGGAAATTTCTTGACTGATCCTGTTGTTATCGAGGTAGCTCGCCAAAACGCTACTGCTGCCACCATCAAACAAGAAGTCTTTTCAGTAAACGAGCTTCAAAAAACTGATGCACTTGTAGAGCTTCTGAAAACCCGCGGAGAAGACTCCGACGGTAAACCGCTCCAGACAATCGTATTCGTCAATGCAAAATTGACAGCTCGCAGATTGGCACGTGAATTAGAGAAATGCGGATTCAACGCTGATGCAATTCACGGAGACAAAACCCAAGAAGAGCGCTTGAAGCTGTTGAAAGATTTCAAGGATGGAACCTTAAATATCATGGTGGCGACTGATGTCGCAGCCCGTGGTTTGGATATAGCCGAGCTTCCGCTCGTGATTAATTACGACGTTCCATTTGTTCCTGAGGACTACGTTCATCGAATCGGCAGAACAGGCCGCGCAGGGAGCTCAGGTTTGGCATTAATGCTCGTTACGGACAAGGATAGAAAGAGTTTCGATGCAATTCGAAAACTAACCAAAGTTAATCTTGTTCCGCAGGAACTTGATCCTGAACCTCGCAAGAGAGCAAGATTTCCACGAAAGTTTTCCTCAAGTACAGATACTTGGAAAGCACCTCGCAAGCCTGAGGATCCATTTTTCTCACAGCCCTATGTTCCGGGTCGCACATCTGTAAAGAAGACTGTTCAGCAAAACTTCTCAAGACAGGCTTCCGGAGAAAAGAGGGAAGTTGCTGTCCTTCTTGGCGGAACCGGACGTCGAAATTAG